TTTGCAAGTAGCACGATAACAAGTTCAGGCGCTACTGTAACAGTTGATGATAATTTAACTGTAAGTGCTACAAAAAATCTTACTATAGATAAAATAGAATCATCTACTGGTGATATTTTTGTAGGTACTGGATCTGACACTAACTTTCAAGTTTTAGGATTTGTATATGCAAGAGATGGTGTAATTATTGAAGGATCTACACAAGACGGATTTGAAACAACATTAAATGCTGTTGATCCTACAGCAGATAGAACAATTTTATTACCTAACGAAAATGGTACAATTGTAACTACAGGTAGTAGTGCCGTTGTTACAGGTACAATGATCGCTGCAGATACAGTAGCAGAGGCAAATATGGCCAATGACGCTATTGGGCAAGATCAGTTGAAAAACGTAGTAACCTTGCAGATTATTAACTCTGGTGGAACAGTAGTTAAAACTATGTACGGTGCAGGTGCATAAATAATATAAATAAGAGAAAGGGTACTTACTATAGAAGTGAGTTACCAAGATAAAAATATATGGAGAAATTATGGCAGTAAGAAAACCTTTATACGAAACTGGCGGTAATCTACGAGAGATGGATACGACTATGGTCGCTCAAATAGTAGATCAGGCAGTTTATCAATATTCATTAAGCCCTAGTGTTGCCTTATCAGTAGTTTCGTCTGGTGGATCGTTAGACGCCATTACTGATACAAGAAAATCTGCTGGTGCTCACTCTACAAGTGCAACTTCATTTCCAGGTGAAGGAACAACACAGGAACCTCAAACAGTAACAGTAACTTACGACAAAGTAACTGAAACAAGAACAGCAGGATCACCGACATCTGATACAGGTAAAACATGGCCTGTATATTACAATTCATCAGGACAAATACAAGCAATGAATTTGCAAGATGTAAAAGATACATTTTTACACCCAGCTATTGATCTATTGGCTTCTGGATCAACAGGAACACAACAAGGTGGAACTTATCACGTTTCAACAAGTGCTTCTGTTTCTGGATCAACTGAAGTATCAGGATCATCAACAGCTATCTTTACAGATACAAGAGCAGATACAGGTGCTTATTCATCAGGATCAATTCCTGAAACACAAGACCAACCGACAACTATTACAAACTATTATCTACAAAGAATTAATGGTTCTCAAATTACATATACTGAACCATACTTTTTAGATGGTTCTAATAATATTAAAGAATATACAACGGCTGCATTTGATTCACTATTACAAGAGTGGATGCAATACACAGCAGTATCATCTTCAGATGGTTATTCTTTAAGTTACAACATCGGTTCTTCTGGCTCTGGTAATACTAGAGGTTCTGGTATGGCAGATACTATTTTAGATGGTTCTGGTAACTACCAAACAAGAAAAGTAAATGATGATGACTATAGAGCACAGGAATTTCCTAACGGATCTGCTCAAACTGCAGCTACATACTACTTACGAATACACAAATCATAATAGATAATTATTTCTATTATAAATTATATTATGGATATATTATTAACAGGTAGTGATGGCTTTATAGGTCGGCACTTAAATAAATTCTTAAACGAACAAGGTCACAAAGTAATTTGCATAGACAAAGAGTCTGGCAATGATTTACTTTCCTGCGACTTAAAATATTCTGTAGGTTTAGATAGACCAACAGAATATTGGGAACAAAATGTAATTGCAGGTCAAAGACTATTTCAATATTTCAAAGACACAAGAATCTTATACGCAAGTTCATCAACAGCACACGAGCCATGGAAGAATCCATATGCCATGAGTAAGTATAGCCTTGAACAGATTGCACCACCTAATAGTGTAGGTATGAGATTTACAACTGTATATGGTCCTAATGCTAGAGAGAGTATGTTAATACCAAGGATATTACGTAATGATGTTCCTTACATTAACACAAATCATAGTAGAGATTTTATACACGTTGATGATTTAGTGAGAGCGATAGATAGTTTGATACATTCAAACGTTAAGGGTATTACAGACATAGGTACTGGTACTACAAACAATCTTATAGAGTTAATAGAATACTTTGGTATAGATTGTGAAAGGGTTGTGGGAGAACACACCGAAAGACTAGATAACCTTGCTGATAATACCCTACTAAATAGTATAGGTTGGAAACCTAAAATTAATTTATATGAATACATAAAGGAGAATCGAAATGATAACTGATCCAATAACTGAAGAATATTTAAAAGATCATTTTTTAACTGCGTACTTCATAGACCAAGAAAGAAAAAATATTGAAGTCTTGGTAACTAGTGAAGATCAAAAGAAAACATTGCCGTATATCATACCATTTGAAGAAAATGGCCATCAATGGAAAGCACTTCAAACTGTTATGACGTTAGATCAACTACACGAATCTACATACCAAAAACACAAATTTGAAAGAAAGAATTTTGAAGAAACTGTAATTAGAATTGCTCAAAAAGAAGGTCTGATTATGGATAGTGAGAGAATAGATACTAAATTCTATCCAACATTAGTAACTTCTTTATTTGAAGAAGCAGATAATGCTGATCATGTTTTTGCTTTGAAACTTGCTTTATTTGAGTTAAAATCTGTTAAAGAATCTACAAATGAGGATGCCAAGAAAGAATTAAGAAAAGCTAAAAATAAATTAGATATTCTTTCTGCGGCTATTCAATGTGTTAAGAAATAATTAGAATACCAACCCGACCATCCTTTTTCTTGTAAATGGTGCATTTGTCCTAATGTACATACACTAAATTGTGGTGGTTGTTGGTATATGTAATCTTTAATTGAAGGACAGACTCTATCATAAGTCTTATAATCTATAAACTTATAGTACCATTCATCACTACCTTTAGTGTAGGTATCAACATAGAAATCGTCTTGTTCTCTAAACTTATCCCATATATAAGATACATCACCAGTCCATGATACTATAGATGAGTTTAAAGGTGTATGAGCAGGTGCTCTCCACCACGTATCATCTAATAACGTAAAATCTTTTCTTATTAGATTAGGTAACTTATCATAGATTACCATATCTAAATCAAAATACAAGTTCTCTCCATCTCGGAACCTATCGTACATCTGAAACTTATTAAACCAATTACCATATAGGTCATCTTCTATAACTTCAAAACTATCATATTTTAGACCAGAGTATTCGTCTATCATATGTTTTAAGTTATCAACATGCCATTGATTAAACTTATTGCCAAATCTACAACAAATAATTCTCATTTATCTTTCTTCCTACTCCTGTAAAATGTACAACTTTTAACTTTTCATTTACTTCATTGTCTAGTATCATATAATCAGTATCAAATTTATCCATATACATTTTATTAAGTTTTAAATTTTCTGCGTAGTCATCTGTATATTTTGTAACCCATTCATGTGGTGTTAAAGTAAGTTTATAATTATGTTCTTTTACTTTATTGCCAACATAGTTTTGTTCGCCATAATATTTCTTATGTACAATACCTTTGTTGTAATAGTTCAATTGCCAAAACTCAGGATTAAGTGCAAAGTCGTCCCATATTTTTCTTAAACTACCTGATTTAAACTTATAAAAACCACCATTAAACTTTAAAGCGTCTGACCACCATTGACCATAAGTTACTAATTCGTTTTCTTCTACTGGATGGTTAAGTAGATCGTCTATGTTATTGACAATAACTTGATCTATATCCATAATGATAATCTCATCATCTGGATTCTGATATGCAAATTGAGGACTAAAGAATTTTAGTTTGTGCCAATGTTTTACTATTTTACTATTATGATTATAAGGTAAGACTACATCTGCTTTAACATCTGTATCACTTATACATACAGATTGAAAATCTACTGTTGAATATTTTTTTAAACTATCGTAAAATCTAGCAACATAATCAGGTGTATAGAAACCATCAAAATACACCGTGCATATTTTAAGCATTTATTTTTCTCCATACAAGATCAAAGTCTTTACAGATAACATGACATAGTATTGTATCGTTAGGTATAAAACCTTGAAAGGCAAAGAAGTAATGCCATTTATCATCTAACCATTGTACAGGCACTTTGTTTTCTTTTAACTTAACAGCAAACAATGTTTCATTATCCCAACCGAAGTATTGTCTTACCTTGTCAGGAAATATATCACTTTCTTTTGTTAAGTCTGTCATCATCTTTAAATTTTCATCAAAGTTTTCAAAGTATGCTAGTTTATTTAAATGATCTTTATTGATACCTATTATACCTGTATTGATAACGTCATTTTCTGTACTCATGCCTTTTTCAAATAACATTGCCTGAGCATTGAAATGTTTTGATGATGGACTTCTTATAGTTTGTGATGTATCAGATACATTTTCTATAGGTGTTATTCTATCGTTGTTATTTAAAACAGCAATACCTTTTGATAAATCCCAATGTGTAAAGAAGTTATCATACTTCATAGGTACAACATCAAAATCTAAATATACTATCTCATCATAAACTTTTGCTAGTTCATACAATAAATGTATTTTGTAAAAATTAATTACATTATAAGTTGTAAGATATGGATATTTTGCTTGCATTTGTTTTTGATAATTAACATAGTGCAAATCAAATTCAAACATTTTAAAATCAACATTTATAGACATAGCATAAGCTTGTTTGCAAGCTATCAAGTCATCATAATGTTTTTTAAATTCTGATTTTGTTTTATAGTTTGTAGGTACAACATTAGGTTTTAAAATGTTCTTATCAAATACATCTAATTCTTCTTTAGGAACATCTATGTACAAACTGTATATTACTCTTTTCATGTCATTTTTCCTATTAGTAAAAATCTTGTGCCACGTTGATCACTAATTTTATCTTCTATAATCACTTCAGATTCAACACCATTAAATTTTTTATTAGGCAATTGTTCTTTAAAATGTTCAATACTACTTACGCAATTTATATGTGTAGGTATATTATACATGTTATTAGATTGAAACGCAAAGTGTGTAGGTGCAACTCTTTCCCACCATGGTTCTTTACGTGTAACAGGTGTGCCAAACTTTGATTGACTATGCATTGATCTAGGTCCTAATGGTCCCCATTCATACATAGGTCGCATATGCTCACAAGAAGTATTGATAAACAGATCAACATTTTTAAATGTTTTTTCTTTAAATGTTTCAAACACATCAGCACATATAAATTCAACATTATGGTAATCATAGAATAATCTATTTGTAGCAATGTCAATAACTTTTTGATCAGAGTCTATTAAGGTAATCTTTCTTACATGTTTAAATGCAGGTATAAAAATACTACCATACCAACCACCCATAATAACTATCTCACTATTGTGATCTACAATTCCTAACTTCTCAACATGATTGATTAGTCTTTCTTTTGCTCTAAACTGATTTATACTATATGAGTCTAGTATATCAGGATTGTGCCTACCTTCATGTATTATTCTTTTAAATAAATCTAAATCTATCATTTTCTTACTATCTGATTACCAATAACTAATAAGTCAAGCGCTGTACGTTTAAAAGTTCTTAACGCATGTTGTGGTGTTTCTACAATTGGTTCTCTACAATTAAAACTAGTATTCAATAACATTGGTATGCCTGTAATCTTATAAAACTCATTGATGATATTATAAAACTTTTCATTGTCTGTTTTATTAACTGTTTGTATTCTAGCAGTACCATCAACGTGTGTAATACCTGGGACTTTATCTGATTTAACTTTACATATACGTGACATATATGGACTAGGTAATCTTGTATCAAAGTATTCTTTGTAATGTTCTTCTAATACTGCTGGTGCAAAAGGTCTAAAGTCTTCTCTCATTTTTATTGTATGATTAATTATATCTTTGATTTTAGGATTACGAGGATCTGCTAGTATTGATCTATTACCTAATGCACGATTACCACTTTCTGATTTACCTTGAAACCAACCTACTATCTTACCATCAGCAATTGCCTGTGCTACTTCTTTGTAATCTACATTTTCTGTTACAGCGTCAAAACTAAAATCTAATTCATATTCTTTACCAGCATATAAGTTTGATTTGTGTATGTTTTTATTTAACATATAATCGGCATGCATATATGTACCTATTGCCTGACCTTCATCACCTACAGCAGGTGGTACAAATACATTCTCGTAATGTTTTGTAAATTCTTCATTCATGTAACCATTGTAAGCAACACCACCTGCAATACATAAGTTATCGCAACTCTTTAATGGATATACATGTTCTCTAATTTTATCTAGTGTAAATTCTTGTAGTGTGTATGCTAAATCATCTATGCCATGTTTAGCAATATCAATCTCTTTAAAGTGTTCTTGTTTCTTTTCAGTAATCTCACCACCTAATATTACATCAAAAACAGTATAATAATAATCACTATGTTTTCCGTAACCTACTTTACCCATTAACTTACTAGCACCTAGTGTGCCAAAACCTGTAAGACCTGACATGTGATTCCATAACCAACCAATAGGTAATTTATCTGATAGATCATGTAAGTTGCCATCTTTATCAAAGAAGACACATCTAAATTTAGAACCTATACCATCTATTGCAAGTATATCAGATTGTTTGTAACCTGAATTAAGAAACGCATAAGCGGCGTGTGATTGATGATGATCTATAAAGTAAAGGTCATCTTTTAAATAATAATCCCATAGTTTTTTAGGGTCATAATCAAATACATCTTGTGGTAACTTATCTTTGCATTTTCTTATTCCACCAAACGTATATGTAAATGCTAAAATACCATTTGTACCATCTCTTTTATTCTTGTCCCAATATTCTTCAACAAACTCATCATTCAATCTATAATCACCTACATTAAGTATATCTGATTGATGGTTATATGCTTCAGTATGATAAGGTAGATTATGTTTAAATCTAGTGTGTCGTTCTCTTTGATTATGATACACACCATCATATGTATTGTGATCGTGTAAGTTAAGTGCTACAGAATATATTTTTTTCACTCTTTTTTCCTCATTATATTTTTTCAATTCAGGATAGACATCAAACAAGTTTGCTTCCCATTTAGTGCCTTCGTAATATTTATCTATTTTTAAAAGATAGTCAATTGTATCTAAATAAGACAGGCCACCATTATCTTCTTTCAATACGTTTTGAATATCAGGAAAGTTTTTATATTTGTCTATAAGTTTTTTCTTTAAATCATCTGGTAATACATTTGCACATAACTTTGCTGGTCCTCTTATATTAGACCAGTTAATCTGTTTAAATAGTTCTTTGTTATTATCAAACCATTCTATTAGTTGATAAAATCTTAATACACTTAAAAAAGATATAGTGCCATTTACATTTATTTGTACATTAGGATATTGTTTTACTGTTTTAATATTCTTAACTATATCTTCCCAATTTGATCTACGTCTGATATATTCATCATATTTACCTATACCATCAAGTGATACAGTAAATTCAAATAATCTAAAGTGTTTTATATAATCTGTAATCTTGTATTTACCTTGTCCTAAAACAGACATGTTAGTTTGAAATTTTACAAACATCTGATTAGCATATTTTGATTTTACCATTGCGTCAAGTAATTTGTAATATTGTTTCATAACTAATGGTTCGCCACCGATTAATTTAAGATTGTAAATCCAAGGAGCGATTTCTGCTATTTGACTAACAATATCTTCAAGTGTTGCACCTTTAACAGAAGCAATTAGTTTCTTCATATCATTACCATGTTTAATAGTATAATCATTCATAACTGTTTGACCCTCTAGTTCTTTAGAGTTCAATGTTGTAGTTCTTGTAGATGAGTCGTAAGTATGGCACATGTAACAATCTAAATTACATTGATTACCAAACGCTTTAATTTGTACTTCAAAAATTTTATGTTCTATATGACCTCTACCAGTATGTTGAAATGCCTCTACTGCCTTACGTATGCCAGGCCATATACCAACATCATTAGTTTGTATTTTTAGTGAAGCCTGTCGTCTGGATCTGCCATATTCTTTTTCTTGTTTGATACATGACTTGCAAGATTTTTTAGTTAATTTTAAATCTGAACCAGGTGTTGTCATTTCAGTTCGTAGTTGATTTAATTTTTTATCGTTTTCAAACCAATCTTTTATAGAAACATCTTTTATATTAGTTTTAAATACATCTGTATCAGCCCACGAACAAGGTCCGTAGTTACCTTTAACATCTGTATATAATAATTGAAAGGGTGCGCCACAGAAATATATCTCTTGGTCTTTGATACGTTTATCTAGTCCAGTAAAGTTCATTCTATTGTCACCAAACCATTTAGATGTATCTACTTTTCCCCCACCTAGGTATTGATCACCTGGCCCACCTTTAGTTAAATGTTCTGGTAGTTTCTTACTCATCATCCTCAAATGAAAAAATATCCTCAAATGGTGGGCAAGTATCTTTTTTCAAACTGTCTTCACTCATGTTTTGCCATTTATATAAATCTGCCTTACCTATTGTTTGAATAAGATATGGCATATACTTAACAAAATTAAAGTAAAATTTTGTATTGGTATGCCATTTTATAACTTGTTTAGGAAAACAAATACAATAAGAAGTATCCCAACCTGTGTCTAAAACTGCACCTGTGATTGTTTTTGCAATCATTCCTACTTCTATACTCCAACTTTCTCTTCCATGTGGTATAAATGACTCTTCACCCATTTCCCATCTAGTACCTGTTTTGGCACATTGTTCTTGTGCAAACTGATTACCTGGTGCAACTCTTGGTGTAAATATTAATGTCCAAGGTGCCGATTTTAAATGATACAAATTAGGATTTGCGTGATATTTTTCTCCTACATCTCCATCAAAATCTATTTTATTGCCTTCACACAGGTTATATAACATCTTACTTCTTTCTTCATTAGGTCCTAGTACATATGCTTTGTAAGGAAATGCTTTTTGTTTTGATGTTGCAAGAGGATAACCTATTCTTAATATCTCCTCTATTTGTGATCTGGTAGGTATAATATCTTTTTTATAATGAACAACGTGGGCTCTTCTTTTTAGTGAATCAGTTATACTCATAATACACTCGCATATTTTGATACTGGAAAGTGACCTTTAGGTTCAACCCATTCCATACATGTTTTACAATAGTTCTCATATTTAAATAATCTAAAATTCATCATCTTGTCTATATTCTCCTGTGTTATGTCAAAAGTTTTTGAATGTATTGCGTTATTGGCAAACTTCTTACTACAATGTACAAGTTTTCTTGTTTCAAAATTAATAACAGGCACCATAGGAAAAGCTGCACACATCTTCCTATCTATTTCTGCAGCTTGAGTATGTACTGCTAATACATCATCTTTATTAGGTGTTCTACCATTAAATGATTTCCACATTGTATTCTTGTGATTTAATTGTTTCATCTCCTCAGGAAAGTTATCTTTGTATTTAAAATAATTAGGTGTCTTTACACATAAGTTATAATTATTATATTCATTTGGTTGTATAAAACCATATGGTTCTAATCTATCTAAATTA